TTTGACAAACCTTACGAAGAGATAACAAGTGTACTACCCGATTAAAAACGGTTCGTCAATTACAGTAGGTGAGGGATTCAAATGCCATCTTCCACCACCCCCAGATAAGTCCGAAATAATAAATTACGGACTCCCAATAGAAGAACAATACTGGAAAAGAGAGCCTATACCCAAATGGTATCTCGAACGTTCGCTCGAAGAAGAATACAAGCAAGTACAGGATCAGGAATTGATTTTACGTGGCAAGAAAAAAACCATGTTTGTGGACCCCATGTGCGAGCGTTACCGCAGGAGAGAGTGGAGGCGCAGAATATGGGGGTTGTGGTTTATGAATGAAGGTGAGCCAGTTTATATTACTGGACATCATTATTTCTACCTAACCTATTGTAAGGCCGACCACAAAGAGAACGATGGATATCCTTTCTATTACGAGTTTTCAAAAGACAATTTCTACATCAGGCAGTGGAGCGAAGAGAATCCTCTCAGTTTGGGCTACATGATGATAGGTCCCAGGGGTACAGGGAAATCGGCAGAAGAAATCGCTTGTATTGTGAATAATGCAACTATGAAGCACTTTCACCGAGTAGCCGTACAAGGAAAGAACTTTGATGATGACTCTAAAAAAATCATGATCCAGGCTAAAATTGTGCCTTTATTCAACTCATTACCAAAGTTTTTTAAGCCAGAATTTGCACACGGCACTAATCCGCAAGAGGTTTTAGTATTCAGTCGGCCAGCGATTAAAGGAAAGAAAGGCAACATGATTGAGTTCGGTCCTGAGTTAGAATTAAAGAGCACTATCTTCGCTGCTATGCCAGGAGAGAAAGCGTTGGACGGAGAGACTCTTGGTGAGATATTTGAATCTGAAATAGGGAAAACCCATCCAAAGCAAGTTGCCGACATAGACGTTCGGCATGAGGTGAATGTAAAGTGTGTATTCCGTAACCATCGTAAGGTAGGATTACTACGAAAAGAATCTACTGTTGAAGAAATGAAAGAGGGTGGCGATGAGTGTCTTAAACTTTGGAAAAAAAGTAACCCTAAAGATTTAGATGGAAATGGATGGACAAAATCCAAAATACATAGACACTTTATTTCAGCATTAGACACAGATACATCTCTTAATCCATTTACTTCCAATGGAATAAAATATGATGCGCCATGTAATAAGTACGGAAAGGTAGACAGAAAACTATCAGGTATAAAAATTCAAAACGACTTTGATGCTGTTAAGCAAGATTTGAAAGAGCTTAGTTCCAGGATGCGCAAAAGCCCACGGAATGAAACAGAGGCTTTTATAAAAGATCAGAGTAAGTCCATTTTCAATGTAATGCTTTTATCTGATCGACTTGAAAAAATAAGGAATCACATGGTTAAACCTCCGTACGTCCGTGGGAATCTATTCTGGCTTAAAGACAAATTTGGTCCCGTCTGGTGGGAGAGGGATGATCATGCAGGAAGATTTAATTGGGCATGGTTTCCGGAAGAATTCAGCATGATAAAAGAGCCTGACAAAGCTAAAGTCCTCAACAATTTTGGCGAAGAGTGGGGGTATGACATGAAGGGATTTTCAAGGAAGATGAAATTTCCTAAGAATGATCACCTGTTTAGAATCGGTAGTGACCCTATAAAGTATTCAAAGACCAAGGACCCCAGGGCTTCAAAAGCAGCTATGCACGGATTTAGACTGTATGACGGCATGGCTGACTATGGGAAAGACAAAAAAGATTGGACATCGCACAACTTCATTTTTGAGTACGTCAACAGACCAGAGGATCCCGAAACCACCTTTGAGGATGCAGCCATGGCCTGTATTTTCTTAGGGTGTAAGTTGCTGCCGGAAAGAAACGTGCCCTCTTTAAATAATTATTTTGAAACTAATGGACTTGAAAAATTTCTAGCTTATCCAAAAGATTTTGTGTCCTCCACAGTAGACTTACAAATTACATCTGATGATGCTGGGTATGCCTCTACATCAGAAGTAATAGATTACTACACAAGAAGGCTGATAGCTTTCATTAACACTCACATTGGCAGAATGCCGTTTGATAATACCATTGAAGACTGGTTGAATTTCGACAGCACAAACCCGACAAAATCTGATGCAACTGTAAGTTCGGGCTTCACGCTGGTACACGCAGAAAAGATTACTGAAATAGAGCAACTAGTTGAGGGTGGCTTATCCGATTGGTTTGACACTTATGACAATACTGGTCAAAACGGTATATTTACACATCAACAAGAAAACCAATAGGCTATGGAATACGATAAAAAGAGTCCTAATTTCCCTTCTGACTTTTTAAGTCCAGCGCAGAAAGCATCAAAAGAATACGCACTCCGTTGGGCAAAAGCTATTGACGGAATAGGGATAAATGGGAATGAAAATGGCCTTTTCCCAGGTATGGTTACCACAGGGGACAATCTTCAAAGCAATAAATTCGCTCAATGGAGAGCCTATGCCAGAGGGAACCAGTCGATTGAAAAATACAAACCCATTCTCGGTATTTCAAAAAAGGATAGTCGAAGCCCTGTAAGTTACAGAGCTTTAAATTTTGAAATTCTGGACATCGCTACCAAGTATGTGAATGTTCTCATTGGCAAGCTGATGAAGCAAAACAATGATATCGGAATTAAAGCAGTTGACAAGAGGGCTCAGGATGATCGGAGAAAGAAAAAGATGGAACTCCAAGAGTATGTTATCAATAAAGAGCATCTTGATAACGTAACTAAAAAAACAGGCATTCAATTTGAATCACCAGTTCAGGATGATATAATTCCAACTCCTGAAAATTTTGGAGAAATTAAAGTCTTTATGGATATGTTCTATAAAGAGGACTATTGCCTGGTAGTTCAGGATTTAATCAAGATAATGAATGAACAGGACAACTATACGGATATCCTTGCCGAAGTAGCGAGAGACTTAGTAGAAGTAGCTGCGGCTGCGACAAAGGTTTATCGAGTTGGGAATAAAGTTGTCAGAAGAAGATGTGTTCCAGAGAGAATGATAATCTCATCTACTTTAAAAAGTACTTGTGATGACATCAAATACATTGGAGAATACTGGGATTTAACTATTGGTCAGTTCAAAGAAATCGTTGGAGATGAGTTAAGCGAGGCCGACTATAAAAAGATAGCTGAGAAGGCCACCAACTCAACTTTCAACAACTACGATGTAGACACTTACTACAAGGATAATATGTGTTACCCTTGGGACAACACCAAGATAACGGTTGGGGATTTCGTGTGGTTTTCCCCGGACTGGGAGACATATCAGGTTGGGAAAAATCAATTTGGAGATGTAGCAGTCAGCCAAAAAGAATTTGACTGGTGGAAAAACCTTCAAGACAAAGGCGTTACAGAGAAAAAATTCAATCAGGCGAATGAATCCCAGGTCATTCGATATTCTTTGGACAACCAATATCAATGCCTTTGGGTAAAGGGAACTGACTATGTTGTGAAGTATGGGAAGAGCAAGGATATGCTTAAAAATGAATCGTCTCTTGGTAAGACCGTAGGCCCGTACACTGTCTATAAAATGAAGAAGGCAACCATGGAGAGCACTATTCCTACCTTCGACAACATTCAAATACAGTGGTTACAATACCAACATCATGCAGCTAAATCAGTACCCGCAGGACCAGCTATTGAGTTTACAGCCCTTCAAGATATTTCCATTGAAGGATCGGGAGGCAAAAAACTGACACCAAAGGAAGCGTTAAGAATATACTTTGAAACAGGTGTTTTGCTTTGGAGACGCAGAGATGCTTCGGGTAACTTATCAAACTTCAAGCCAATAGTAGAAATGGCAGGAGGTGTCTCAAACGCCATGGAGAAGCATTTTAACTTCATGATTCAGGATATTAACTTACTTCGGGATCAGATAGGGTTAAATGAATTGACAGATGCGAGTACTCCTAACTCAGAGATGGGTAAAGCCGTAGCTGAAATGGCAAGTGGAGCTAGTGATGATGCGTTAAGACCGCTACATTTTGCCTTTGACTCAATCAATTTAGGAACCCATCAAAGGACGGTGATGCACATTTCAGGAATGGCAGCAACCGGATTAGCCCCCCAATATACAGAAGCGTTGGGTTTACAGGCTATGGCAGTGAACGGATTATTATCCGATCTCACATATCACGAATTGGGAGTTTATGCCATGAAACAACCTACTCAGGAGATGAGAATGTGGATTAATGAATACTGTAAAACAGGTATTGCAAATGGATCTCTTTATGAGGAAGAGGCATTTGAAATCCAGGATGAACCGAACATCTATCGCTCCATAAGATTACTTAAAATGTATCGCCAACAGAAGATCGCACAGAAGCAAAAAGAGATGCAGGCGCAGTACAAAGCAGAAGAAGAAAAAAATATTAATTCTGCAAATGCCACTGCGGAAGCCGCAAGGGGGACTTTAGAATATGAGATGCAAGAAAAACGAGCTTTAGAAATGGATAAGGCGGAAGCACAGATGCTCGTAAACAAAGCAGCAGCTCAGGACCAAGCATTCTTAATTCGCATAAAAGCAAAATTAGACAAAGACCAGGCTCTTTCAATTGAGGAAGAGCGTAGGATGACAGAACTAGAGAAGGCTGAAACGGTTGGTAAATTCCAACTTTTAGCAGCAAAAGCAAGGCCCAAACCAACCTCTTCTAAAAAATAAATTTGAACATTCGCGTAAACGATTATACATTTGATATGGGAATATTCCCATAAAAAAAACTAACAAATAAAGAAATGGCAAACGAAGCAGTGAGTTTTCCAGTGACGGCAAGAAAAATTGGGCCGTCAGGAAATGATTTGACAACTCCCAGGGTGTTCTATCTGACCTCAGAAGACATCAAGAAGATTGTAGCAAATCGTAGCACTTCCAAGGGAGGTGCGGTGATCTTTCTGAAAAATCAGAAAGAGAGAAAAATTGAAACCTATGAATCTGCCGATGACATTCGGGCAATGTCGCAAGCTACTGTAGCTGCGGTGAGTGCAGATCCATTGGTAGGGTATCTGGTCAATACGGCTGTTACCGGTATCTCTGGTGGTGTAACAACTACCTCAGTGCTGAACAAGTATTTGCACATTTACACATCGGCAACAGGAGCATCGGCTAACGTTAAGTTACCTCCTCCTTCTGATCGTAACGTGGTAGTTATTGTAAACACTTTGTCAACTCCAGTGAGTGTGTTCCCTAACGGAGCATCAGCATACATTGACAACGGAGCATCAGGAGCAGCAAAGAACTTGCCTGCATTTAAACGCCTCCACTTTGCCACTTCTCCAACTACGGGAAATGGTGCATCAGCAGTGTGGAGAACAGCACAGGATCGTTTGATGAACGCTCAGTAAGCGTAAAAACTTTACTATATTTGAGAGCCCAGATTTGGGCTCTCATTTTTTTAACCAACCCCCAGACTACATGAAAAAAATTCTAGTTCACCATCCATCCGAATCGGATGGGACATCGTTTTATCGAGCATTTGGACCGTTCAATCTTTTCCAAAAGATGTTTCCGGATATCCAGATTATCAGTGGGAATGAAACCAACATCAGTTGGGTCCAGATTCTTCAAGTCGACATGATATTCATGCAACGGCCAGCTACCAACTGGCAACGCGATTTAATTATCATGGCTAAAGATTACGGAGTACCCGTGTGGGTAGATTGGGATGATCATTACCTGGACATCCCGGATACCAATAACAGGAAGAAATTCTATACTCCTCACATCGTTGAAACAATTCGATGGATACTGAAAAATGCTGATCACGTAAGTGTATCAACGCAACATTTATTTGATGAATTTTCAAAGGAAAACCCAAAGTCCATTTCTCTCATACGGAATGCTACAGACTTGGATTTATTCAATACAGGAGCGCATAAATTTTATGAAAGGGATAACCTGATTCTGTGGAGAGGTTCAGATACTCACAATGCAGATTTTGATGCCTATAAAAAGGAAATACTTGAGCTTATGGACGAAACCCCTGAATATACCTGGGGGTTCTTTGGATATTGGCCACAATGGGCAATTGACCATCTGCCAAGCCATAGGATTAAACTTTGGGCTAGTGATGGCTGCATAGAATTTATCCGTAAAATCATCCATTTAAGGCCTAAATTAATGTATGTTCCTTTGGAGGATATTCCATTCAATCATTCTAAAAGTAACATAGCGTGGCAGGAAGGAACCCTAGCCGGAGCGAATATGGTAATTCCTGATTGGGAAGAATGGGCTGACCTTCCGGGATTTCATTACACGAACAATGGAGATTTTAAAGAGACATTTATGAAAGCTCTTTCTGCAGGTTCAGAACAAGTTGAAAAAGCCACAGAACATCTCAGTGCGAATTTTGATTTAAGAACAGCGAATTCACATCGACTCAACGTGTTTAGAAGCATGATTCTGAATCGTTCTTACGGTAGACATAACTACGTTAAGCTAGAAGATGTTATCCCATTCACAGATCAGCAATTCTTTGATTACAATAAAGTCCATGGGTGGACACAGGATAATCCTGCATGGAATTTAGGTATGGATAAGACCGTGGAGTACTGCGTGGACATTTTAAAGGCAAAGTCGGCAGTTGACATTGGTTGCGGATCTGGTGCCCTCCTGGAAGCCTTCATGAGAAAAGGAGTAGTGGCCTATGGAATCGACTCAAATGCAGTTAATAAGGCATATTTTGACAGTCGGAACCCAGAGGAAGAATACCGGTTTATTTTGGATTACGCTCAGAATGCAGTCATTGATTCTAAAGTTGATGTGATCACCTGTATTGAAGTGATGGAGCACATTCCCGATGAAGCCAATGAGGATATTCTAAGAATCTGGAGAGAGAAGTGTGACTATTTCATGTTCAGTTCAACACCATATACCGATACTCCTGAATTTGACAAACAGTGGGGACATATCAATGTAAAGCCAACGGACCACTGGATTAAGTTCTTTGAGAAAAACGGATTTGTACTGATTCAAAAATTAGATTACCCTTCTCCATGGACACTTTTATTTAAGAGTTGTCCGATACTATAAGCTAGAAATTTTGCAGTTTGAAAAGCCTGATTTTAGTCAGGCTTTTTTTATGCCTTTAAATCTATTTTTTTTTAAGATTTGTGAATACTTGCACACAATACTAAGAAATTGCTTAATTGCATGAGCAA